TGATTGTGCCTGCGGTGTCGGTAAATTATCCAAAGATTACGGTGAATGCCACCAAACCCGAGCAGGCTGCACAGGCGGTCATTGCTGAGGCTGTGGTGAACTATTGGTGGCGGCAACAGAACATCAAAGAAGAACTAAAGGCTGCTGTCAAGGATATGGTCATTTTTGGTCACGGTTGGGTCAAAGTTGGCTACAGGTATGTGGAGGAAGAGGTCGGTTTGGATGGCGAGGATGACTCCGAGCCGAACCCTGACAATGCGGTAACGCCGCATACCGTTGTTTTGGAGGATGCTCCGTTTGCTGAACGGGTGTCGTGTTACGATGTGTTCGTGGACCCAGATGCCACCTCGGTCAAGGATATGCGTTGGATTGCGCAGCGTGTCCGCCGTCCGCTATCCGAGGTTCGTACCGACAAACGGTACAACAAGGCTGCCCGCGAAGCGGTGTCTGCTATGGCGGTCAGCCGCTACGCGGATGACCCCTCTGTTCGCAAAATTCGTGACAAAGAACAAGGGTTTGCGGAAATTTGGGAGTTTTACGACATCAAGAGCCGTACGATGTCGGTGTTTGCGGAGGGTGGAGACGGATTCCTTGTGAAGCCGATGCAGATGCCGTATGCGTTCGGGCATCCGTTTGTTATGTTGCGGGATTATGATGTCCCCGACCAGTTTTATCCGCTGGGTGAACTGGAGGCTATTGAGCCGTTGCAGAAAGAACTCAACGAGACTCGTACCCAAATGATGAATCACCGTAAACGGTTTGCGCGCAAATGGTTGTACAAAGAGTCGGCATTTGACCAGTTGGGTCGCACCGCGTTGGAATCTGAGGACGACAATGTGATGGTTCCCGTGGTCGGTGACGACGCTTTGGGGAATGTCATCGCCCCAATGCCCGCCGTGGTCAGTCCGTCGGATTTCTATAATCAATCCAATCTGATTACGGCTGACATTGACCGAGTTTCGGGTGTTTCTGAGTTTATGCGTGGCGGCGTATCGGAGATTCGCCGCACTGCCACCGAGTCGGCACTTCTTCAGGATGCCGCCAATGCTCGCACCGCTGACAAGTTGGCTACGGTTGAGCGGGCTATGGCTGAGGTCGGTCGCCGCTTGCTGAAGTTGGCTCAACAGTTTATGACGGGCGAACAAGTTGCCCGCATAATTTCCAAGAACGGTGACCCCGTGTGGGTCAAATATGACCGCGACTATTTGGCTGGCGACTTTGACTTTGAGGTGGTCGGCGGCTCCACCCAACCCGTAAACGAGTCGTTCCGCCGCCAGACCGCCCTTCAGATTGTGGATGCTATGAGTCCGTTTGCGGCTGCTGGAGTGGTGGATATGGCAAAACTGGCTGCCTATGTGTTGCAGTTCGGTTTTGGTGTGAAGTCACCTGAACAGTTTATGCAGTCTGCTCCGCCCCCTCAACCACCCGCGGGGCAGGCTGCTGAACTGGGTATGGGGGGCGGTGTCCCGATTCCGCCCGCCGTGAATCCGACCGTGCCTCAGCAGGCTGAGGCTGGTATGGCTGGTTTTGAGCAGGGGATGACCTCTTAGGGAACAGCCTAGTTCTATGGTAGAGCAACCATTTAGGACTCGGGAGAATAAATATGAGCGATGAAATCGCGGCGCAGTCAAATGTGGACACCCAAGCGGGTGCAACCGAAGTAGCAGAGACAGCGAGTACAAGCGCAGAAACACCAGTTCTGCCAATTGACCAGTACGCCAATTATGTCGTACCTGTCAAGGTGGATGGTGAGGAACTGCAAGTTCCGCTTTCTGAAGCGTTGAGCGGTTATCAGCGGCAGGCTGATTACACTCGGAAAACGCAGGAATTGAGTGAGCAACGGCAGCAGAATGAATTTGCTGTAGCCATTCAGTCGGCGTTGGAGCGTAATCCCGAGGCAACCATTGACCTACTTGCTAGGCATTATGGGGTGACTCGGCAGCAGGCGGCTGATATGGTTGCCGAGTCTGTGGCTGAAGAGTCACTTGACCCGATTGACCAAAAGTTCCGACAGATGGAGCAGAGAGTTGCTTCCTTTGAGGAATACCAGTCTCAGCAGCAGATTGAGCGGGAAATTGCTGGTTTGCAAGCGAAGTACGGCGATTTCAATGTTGGCGAAGTGGTGAACACCGCACTTCGCCTAGGCTCTACAGACCTTGAAGGCACCTACAAGCAGATGATGTTTGACAAGATGATGGACCGTCAGCGTTTGGAAGCAGAAGCACAGAAAAAGAAGCAGGATACTGAAGCCGCTGTTGTCGCCGCAAAGCGACAGGCGGCAGTGGTGTCTGGCGGCTCTAATCCGAGTGCATCCGCGACCAGCGAGGGCGCGACACCTATCACAAATGTTCGTGAAGCGTGGGAAGCCGCCAAGCGTTCCCTCGGTGCCAACTAACAAACCTACAAACTTTTTCCTAGGAGGAAACAGTGTCTAACCCAAACTTTGATGCGTTGCTTAGCACAACGCTCGCCAACTATCGTGACCAACTCACGGACAATGTGTTCACGGCTCGCCCGCTGACCTACTTCCTGTCCGACAAGGGTCGCATCCGTATGCTGAACGGTGGCACCAAGATTGTTGAGCCGTTGATTTACGGCACCAACAGCACCGTCGCCTCGTACAGTGGCTACGACACCATCTCGCTGACCGCGCAGACTGGTCTCACGGCTGCCGAGTACGAGTGGAAGCAGTACGCTGCGTCCATCGCCATCTCGGGTATTGAGGAAGCGAAGAACAACGGTGAGCAGGAAATCATCAACCTGCTGGAAGCCAAGATTATGCAGGCTGAAGAGTCAATGCGTGAGGGCTTCAACCAGATGTTCTTCGCGGACGGCACTGGCAACAGCGGCAAGGACTGGAACGGTCTCGGAAACATCGTTGAAGCCTCGGGCACTGTTGGTGGTATCAACCGTGCGACGGCTGGCAACGAGTACTGGCGTTCGTACGAGGAGAACACCGCAACCGCGCTTACGCTCGCCCAGATGGCGACCGCGTACAACACGGTTTCGGTGGGCAACGACCACCCCGATATGATTCTCACGACTCAAACCCTGTTTGAGAAGTATGAGGCTCTGTTGGTTCCGTCGCTCCGTTTCACGGACACGAAGACTGCCGATGCGGGTTTCCAGAACCTGCTTTACAAGGCTGCCCCCGTGGTGTACGACACTCACTGCACCGCTGGTGTGGTGTACTTCCTGAACAGCAAGTATTTGACGCTGGTTGGTCACAGCGGCAAGTGGTTTGCTCAGACGGAGTTTGTCCGCCCCGAGAACCTTGACGCGCGCTATGCGCTCATTATGTGCTACGGCAACCTGACTTGCCGCAACGCCAAGAAGCAGGGCAAACTGACGGCAAAGACCGCCTAGTTCCCTCGGGAACGAATCGGTTATTGGCGGGTGGGGGGATGAAGCCCCCCACCCGCCAACGAACAATTTGGAGAGCGTAAATGGCTAAGAAACCCGCTATTGATGGGCTTGCCAGACCACAAGGCATCATTGACGACATCGTTGGTCCTTTGGGCACCAAAGCGGTGAAGCGTGTCCGCCAATCGGTGCGCCGCGCCGTCAAAGCAAACACGGCGTGGAAAAATGTCGCCCAAAAAGGCGTAAAATCGCATTATCCAGCCGCTCGCGCAAAGTCAATCAGACGATATGAACTTGCACGCGAGGAATTTGTCCGCGCTGAACAGCAAGCGTCGCGGCTAAAGGCGGGGGTAAAGCCAACTTATAAAGGGCAGGCAAAAAATGCCCGTGATATTGCCAATAGGAATCTGCCTGAAATGGGCAAGGTTCAGGAAAAGTATTATAGGGCATATATGCAAGAGCGTGACGCAATGGCTGCCCGCGCCGCTAAACGCGCCAAATTGCGGGCAAGAAAGAGGTAATTATGGCTAAAGGTCGTAAACCCGCTATTGATGGTTTGGCGCGTCCACAAGGCATCTTGGACGACTTTGCCAAGCCGCTCGGCAAGGCTGCCACCAGCCGTCTTCGCCGTGCCGTTCGCGGCGCAATCAAAGCCGAAAACTCAAAAGCCAACACCAAAGATTACAAAAAGTATTTGGGGCGGATGGACCGCGAGTTCAACAAGCGTGCTATGGCACGCCAAGAGTTCATTGCTATGGACAACCGTATTCGCCGTATGGGCAGCAAGCATCCGCAGGTGAACACCAGCAAGAATATGTACAAGACTGCCCGCGCGGATGAGGTGGGCGGTCGCTACAATCTTGACGACAAGGGCACCATTCCGCGTATGATGAACAAAAAGTTTGAGAGTATTATGAACTCTGAGCGCAATGCGATGCGCAACAGGGCGCGTGACCGCGCCGTAAAGCGCGCAAAAAGGAAATAATTATGGCTAAAAGTCGCAAACCCGCTATTACGGGTTTGGCTCGCCCCGCAGGATTGGCTGATGACATTGCCAAAGCAACTTCGGGGCTGGCTGCCGCAACCGCCAAAAAGGTTACACGCCAACTGGTGCGTTCCAGCGTGAAACGCAAGGAGATGGCTAAGACTGCGAAGATGGCGAAGCGTCATATGGATTTGATGAAGAAACACGGACAGAATTGGGGAGGTGGACGCTGATGCCGCGAGTGAACGGTAAAGAGTTTCCTTATACTGCTGCTGGTAAGGCGGCTGCCGCCGCTTACCGCAAGTTATCCAAGTCGGGCGACGACCAAAAACCGATTACCCGCGAAGAAGTGCTGAGGGGCATTCCTGAACCGCGGGCTGGGGAAACCCAAGCGGAGTTTGTCAAAGGGCAGTTGGGTGCCTTGGATGAGGGTGACCGCGGATTGTTGAATCCGTCCAATTCCACGATTGCCCGCAAGGTGCTGGTGGAGTTTTACCGTAAATGGCGCGCATCCCAAACGGCGCAGCGGCGTGGAGCAAAGTACCGCTGATGGCTAAAGGGCGAAAGCCTCAGATTTCGTTGGACGACCTAGAGCGGCTTGCGTCGGCGGCGTTTGGCAGCCCGACACAACCCACCCGTGGACAACCGCAGCGGGCGATGGCTCAAAGCGTAAATAGTGCCGCCGTGAAGTATTTGGATGCTCGGGACTTTGGAAAACCAAACAATATGGCGACCGATACCTACGATTATTTGCTTAGTTATCTCAATCCTATACCTTTTTTTACTGCCGAGGAAACCCGCCGCCTAATAGATAATAAACGCCCAGACAAGGGGCATCTTGCTACCGCGGCATTGTTGGCGGCATTTGTGAAGGCACCCAAAATTGCTAGGGGTGTCCGAAATGCAACAAGGTTTCTTGGTCGTGGAAGCAGAGAGTTGTTTGAGGGCACGCCGCGGGGTTCCCGTACCCAGCCCCGTAGAACAGCCTCCGCTAATATGGGTGGGGTCGCTAACGACCCGATGGCTTTATATGCCGCTTTGGTGGCTTCACAAAACAGGAGATAACAATTATGGCTAAACCGAAACCCAAGGGTCGCAAGCGCAATATTCCTGATGACCAGTTCAAGAAGATGTCTCCGTTTGAGCGTGCGGAGGGTATGCGTCAGGCTGGTATCAAGCGTGGTACTCGCCGTATGAGTCGTGGCGTGGGTCGCATTATTCACGCCGAGAAGGTTCCTTCGCGTGCTTCGGAAGCCAAAGGTACACGCGCTGGTGTCGGCGGGTATGCCCAAAAGTTGCACGACCCCGAGTTCATTATGCGTGAAGGCAAGCGGGAAATTGAGTCCCACAACCGCAAGTTGCTGACCAAGTATCAAGCCAAAGGCAAGAAGGTGTTGATTGAGGGTGGGGATGCGCGAATGAAAGATTTGCGCGCACTTCTTCAGGAAACCTTGGACGACTATATTGCGAAGGCGGCTGGCAAGGCTAAGAGCAAGGCTAAGTTGGCGGCTAAGTTGGCGGCTAAGCGTCTCAAATAGCGTTATGGTTGGGGGTTTCGGGAACGAAACCCCTAATTGTGATGAGTAACAAGCCTGTTCACGCCCAAGCCTATTATGGCAGCCCTGTTTATGGGCAGCGACAAACCCAAGTTGGGGATGCCTATGTTCAGGCGGGTGGTGTGCCGTTTGAGGGGGATGTTCCGCCCGTGGAGCCTGTGAAGCCTGCGGGGCGCAAAGCGGGCAAATCCAAGGCTAATTAGGAGGTCTGGGTATGGCGTACCAGACGATGACAGCGACGGTGTTGCGGCAGACTGTCCGCGACATTGTGGATTTGGATTCTGAGGATTTGTCGGACAGTTTGCTGAATTTGTATATTCGGGACGGCTACTACAGGATTTTGGATTTGGAGAAGCGGTGGGCTTGGTTGGAGACGAGTTTTACTTTTAGCACGGTTGCGAATCAGCGTGCGTATTCGGTTTCGGCGTTTACGGCTGACCCGATTGCGCAGGTTGTCTCCGTGATTGACAATACGGGGGTGGGTGCCCGTTTGGATATGGTGGGGTACGATATGGCTGAGCAGACCTATATGGGGTCGTATGACATCAGCGGTGACCCGTTGTTTTATGCGGTGTGGGGTGGGAGTATTCATTTGTTTCCGAAGCCGAACAATGTGCGTACTTTGTCTGTGCGCGGGTATCGGGAGCCGATTGATTGGCAGACGACTGGTGGCGCGGTGGATGCCGCGCCCAGTTTGCATTTTCCGTTGGCGTATTATGCGTGCAGCCGCATCTATCAGAAGTTGGAAGATGCGCAGATGTCTGCCGTTTATAAGCAGGCGTTTGATGAGGGTGTGCAGTTGGCGAGGGCGAACATTACGAAGCCGTCCAGTCACGGACAGTTGATTATGGCTCACGGGCAGACTCGTGGTCGCCCTACCCACAAGGGTTGGATGGAGCAGTTGGGTAAGACGCTGGGGCAGTAGTGGCGCAACTTCAGATTTATCAGCAGCAGGATTTTACTGGTGGGTTGAACTTTCGTGCCGACCAGTTTCAGTTGGCTGATAACGAGTCGCCAAAGATGTTGAATGTGGAGATTGACCCGCGTGGCGGAATCTTCAGCCGTGGCGGCTATGAGCGCATAAACACGACTGCCGTTGGTGGGACTTGGGCACCGTGGCAGTTGCATTGGTTCACGGGGGCTACCCCGAGGTTGATGTTGGTGAACAGCACCAAGGTGTTGCATTCCACGGGGGGGAATTTTACGACTCTTCAGAGTGCCGCTGGTGTAGATGTCGCTGTTTCTGGCGATGATGGTGCGTGTCTGGTGAACTGGGGTGACAAGTTGTATATCGGTGCTGGTCAGGACGCAGCCAACGGTTACCGTTGGCAGACGACCGATACTTATGCGACTGCGATTACGGCATTGACAACGGCGAATTGGAGCAACAACTACAACAGTCCGACGGGTAATGTGTTTCCGAAATGTGAGCATTTGTGTGTTCACGCAAACAAGATGTTTGCGGCAAATTTGACAATCAGCGGGACGAATTATCCGAATCGTGTGCATTGGTCGCACGAGGACCAGCCCGAGGATTGGGCGGCTGCCGACTATATTGATATTCCCAGCGGCGGTACGGGTATTCGTGGTATGGCTGTGGTTGCGGGTGCGCTGGTCATATTCAAGCCGCAAGCCATATTCGTGTTGTACGGGTATGATTCGGATGATTTCAGGTTGGCGCAGTTGTCGTCAAAGTTGGGTGCCGTGTCGCATCGCGGTATGGCTGTGGCGGATACTGGCGTGTATTTTTTCAGCAATCCTGAGGGTTTGTTCTTTTTTGACGGTTCCCGTTTGGTGGATGTGTTTGACCCGATTCGTCCTGCGGTGGACACGGGGCGCTTGAACACTGCGGCACCGTCGGCAATTACTTTGAGTTGGGTGAACAAAAAGTTGTGGATGTCCGCACCGTACGACCCCGAGACTACTGTCACCGCCCCCAAGGTCAATTTTGTGTTTGACCCGTCCATTGGACGGGCTGGTGCGTGGACGATGTTTCAGTCGGCGGACGGATACGGACTAATCAGCGGGTGCGATTATACGGATGCGTCCGAAAACAATCTGTTTTTTATGATTCATCCGAATCAGCCGCGCGTGGTTCAGGTGGACAAATACACGATTGATGTGGACAATATTACTGGGACGACCACAAATTTCACCAGTTATTACAAGACGAAGTGGTTTGACGGCGGGTCGTATATGCAGAAGAAGATGTTTCGCCGCCCCGATTTTGTCGTGAAGGAACCTTCGGTGCAGTCTGCCATAAACATCAAGGTGTACCACGATTATGAGGATGGTACTGGTAACGAGCGTCGTGCTTACGATTTGATTGTCACTCCGCCTGCTTCTGGTTTGGTTTGGGGGACGGATTTGTGGGGTGACGAGTGGGGTTCTGGTTTGTCCACGAGTGCCGTCATAACAGGGAAAAATCTCGGTTTGGCGCGCAGCGTGCAAATTCTGCTGACTGGTCCCGCTGGTCAGTCGTGGGGTATAAACAGTATCGGTTACAAGTATCAAGGTAGGAGGGTAAAAGGATAATGGCAACTCTTAGCATTCCCAATACATTCGTGAACGGCACCGTCGCTGTGGCGACGGAGGTGAACGCAAACTTTACGGCGGTAAAGACTTTCGTTGAAGGCATTTCGTCTGGTGTGAACATTGATGACGGGGCGATTACTTACAGCAAGTTGGATGCGAATGTCGCCTCACAGTTGGCTGCGGGCGACTCGGCTGCCGTAGTGTTGGGTTCGCAGGTGTTTTCCTGATGCGTGAACCGTTCCAATTGCCGTCTGTCAATGCTTTGACTGGTGCCGACAAGGATGTGTTGCGTATGGCGTTGAATATGTTGGTTGCTGAAATCAACAAGTTGCGTCAAGAAATCAGTTTGTTGAAATCCGAGAAATCCAGAGGCGGAGGTTACTGATTATGGCGGACGGGATTGCGGGCGCGAAGGCGCGCCGACAACGGCTTGCGGAGTCGCTGGCAAATCAGCAGGCTGCGTTTATGGGGCAGCAACGCGGCAAACGCAATATTGCCGATATTCAGCGGGTGGGCACCGAGCAGTATCGCCCTGTTCAGGCTTCGTTTGGTAAGCGTGGTTTGGGTGGTCCGAGTGTATCCAGTGGGATACGGCGGGCTGGGTTGGCTAGGTATGCGGAAACTTTGCAGAGACAGTTGGGGCGGGAAACTGAGGATATGCAGCAGGAGTTGAACAGTATTGCGGCTTTGGAGGCGGGGCAGCAAGCGTCGCTGGATGCGTACCTGAATGAACTTCAGTTGTCCAAGCAGCAGCAGATTATGGCTGATGCGGCTGCGTTGCGCGAGTTTCAGGGCTTCTAGGAACAGAATCGGTATTGGTGATGGCTAAGAAGGCTGGCAAGAAGGTCAATCCTGCTGATATGACTGCCGCTCAGCAGGCGGCGTTTCAGGCACAGTTGGCTCTTCAGGAGCAGGCTTTGCAGATGGCTCAGGCGCAAGCGGACCGTGATTATGATTCGTATTTGCGCCGTTTAGAGCAGGCGCGCGCGGATGCTGCCGCGGCGCAGCAGCAGGCTGCGGAAGATGAGCAGCGTGCCGCCCAGTTCAAGGCGTTGGGTGATGTCGCCGCTTTGTATGGTTCGCGCGCCAAGCAGGTTGGTTCTCAATATGATGTTTATGGCGGACAGGTTCAGGCGCAGCGTGAGGCTGCTTTGCGGCAGTTGTCTGAGGCGGCTGGCAGGGGCGAGGCGACGATTGGTGAAGCCGAGCAGGCTTTGTTGCGGGATTTGGTCGCTACTCAGGCGTATCAGGATGTGCCGTTGGTGGAGTTGGGTCAGATTCAGAATCCGCTGTTGGCGGGTTTGGCTGCTGAGGGCGCGTCGGCTGCGGGAGTGGAATCGGAAACCGCACAGGCGCAGCAGGCGGCTGCGCAACTGGCTGCGATGACTCGTGGTGCGATGCGACAGTTGAATGTGGGTGAGGAAAACTATTTGAGGGCGTTGCAGAACGCTGGCAGGTTTGCTGCTGCGCAGTCGCGTCAAGATTTGGCTGGTCGCCAGTTTGGTGTCGGTCAAGGTATCCGTTCGGAGTATGACCAGTTGGCTCAACAGATTGCTCAGCAGCGTTTGTCTGATGTGGGTGCAGCCGAGTTGCAGGCTGCCGAAGCGAAGGCGCAACAGACGGCGTATCAGCCGATTGTGCGTCCTGCCCCGATGCCGACGATGCCTGAGCCTGCGTTTGATTATGCCGCCCAGTTGGAGGCAGCCCGCAAGGCTGCGTTGGCTTCTATTCGTTCGGCGTTGCCTGCTGCGGGTTCTGCGCCTGTTGGTGCGACTGGTACACCGCCCGCTGGCACGGCTGGCACGGATGCTACGACTGGCAAACCGCCGACCTCTAAAAAGAAGAGCAGCAAAAAGCGTGACCCGTGGACGGGCACACCAACCTATATTCCCAACGAATCGTTGTAACTATGGCTGTATATAGCAGCCCATTCCGCAAAGGTGCGGCACCAGTTGAGCCAGAGCCGACGGCGGAAGAGCGCGCCGCAACGGCGCAAGATGAACTGACCGCCAGCGTCCAGAAAGCGGTGATGCGCATTCAGGCTTCGCGCACGATGTCGCAAGACGAAAAGAATCGCGCCATTCAACAGGTTTACGCGATTACCTCGCAGGGTCAAACCAAAGGTAAGGACCCCCGCGAACCGAATTGGTTTCAGAAGGCTGTCGGCAAGACTGCCAGCGTCGCTTCTCGTGTCATCGCCCCGTTTGCGCCAGCCGCGAAAGCGGTGGCGGCACCGTTTGACCCCGACAATAATATTGCTGTAAAAGCGGCGTGGGAATCTTACAAGGCGTTGAATCGCGTGGGGCAGGCGGCGATTCAGGAAATCGGCGAGGCACGCATCAAGGAAGGTTTGACTGTTTTCCGTCCTGCCGCGTTCTCGCCCGTGGCGGGCGTGACCACGCCCGAAGAATTGACGCGGCGCGTGGCGGGGACAGCGAGCGAGAAAGAAATCGCCACTTTCAAGGCGGTGGAAGCCTTGCAGGGGGTTGAGTTCAAGGGGTCGTTCAAGGATTTCGTAAAGAATGTGGCAGACCCCGATTATGCGTACCGCAAATCGGCTCTCAGCAAAGCGGTGAATCAAAACAATCCTTTGACTGGGTTTGTCACCGATTTGGGTGTTGAGATTGCTTCTGACCCGCTGACTTATGTTACTGGTGTCGGTAATGTCAAATATATTGGTCGTGCTGGGAAGTTGTCGTTGGCGCAACGGCTGAGTACCAAGGAAATGGTTGAGCGGTTTCCGCAGTTGGCTGGTCGTTACAACGACCTAGTGAGGTACGGTCAGCACGCCAAGATTGCGGGTTTGGCTGAGATTCTGAAGTCTGAAGGGATTGAGACGGGTGTCCGTATTATGGGGCAGACCGTGAAAGGTACCGACAGGGTTGCCGCGCCTGTTGGGCGGGCGATGTCTGGTGTGTGGGAAGGGATTATGGATGCGGTGACGGTCGTGTTGCCAGATGTGAAGCGTATGTCTCCGACGAGTCGTGCGTTTATGGCGAACACGGGTCGCAAAACTTTGGGTACGCGAACCTACAGGGTGTCGGAGGAGACTGCGTTGCGCAATATTGCGAACTGGTCGGCACGCCAATATTCGGCTGGCGTGTTGCCGACGCAGTTGGATGCATTCTCGCGCGAAATCAAGGAAACGATTGAGGAAGCGCGTCGGTTGGGGTTGGATGACCAATTGTCCGATTTGGCTGAACGCGCCAACCCTGCGACCATCAAGGGTGCTATGGTGTTCGCGACTTTGCCGAAAGAGCAGCAGGCGTTGGTTTCCCGATATGTGGCGTGGCAAGACCGCATCTACAAGCAGACGGAAGCCATCTACAAGAAGTTCGGTGTTGATTTCGGGTCGGAGGTGCCTGATTTTTCGTTCATTGAGGATTATGTTTTCCACAAGATGACGAAAGATGCGAAGCGTTGGATTATGGACAATCCCGAGGTTGCGAAGAGCCGCGGGTTTTTTATTGACGACAATTTGGATGCTGCGGACATTACCGATTTGGCGAATCCTTTGCGTCACCGCAAGTTGCGCGCACCACAGGTCTTGCCTGACGGCACAATCAAATACGAGACCTTTATGGGTGAGCAGGTAAATCACGGCACCATCAAGGAATTGAACGACATATTCAAGAAGGTCACTGGGACCGACATCAATTTCTTTGAGACGGACATCGGCGAGATTGCCCGTTCGTATGCGTACAGTATGGCGAAGATGAACGCGCGCGAGGCGTATGTCCGCCGTTTGATGGAATATGGTGATTCTGCTGCGGCGAAGTTGTTGCACAAGACGATTCCCGACCCTGCGTTGTCGGCTGCCGCGAAGGCGCGTCTGGATGAGGCTTTGGGTATCCGTGATTCCGTGAGGACTGTGCTGAATCGTCGTTTGGCTGGTTTGCGTGATGTTGTGCAACGCGGCATCAAAGATGCCGAGGATGTGGTCAGCGGTAATCTGCGTCAGCAAAAAATGAACCAGCGTGCCGTGGACAGGGCGGTGACACGGTTGAATGCGTTGGAGGATTCCGTTCGCAAATTGAAGGCGCAGGGGGATGCTTTGACGGCTGCGCGGCGCGGCGAGTTTGATGTTGTCCACGCCGCGTTGCTGACGGACATCCACAATTTGCGGACTTCTTTGCAGAACGGGACTGTGGAGTTGGACGAGATTCGTTTGGGTCTCCAGACGACCTACAGGACTATGTATCCGAACGCGGTTCGGATACCCGAGGATATTGATGTGTTGGCTGACCGTATTGCGGCGGCGCGCGGTATTCCCGCGAGCCGCGAGGCTCGGGCGTTGAATGTGCGTATCGCGGAGATTCGCGGCGAGTTGGATGCGGTGGCGGCGAACAGCCCCGAGTATTTGGAGTTGCAAGCCGAGTTGGCTCGTATGAAAGATTTGGACAACGGATTCCGAATTATGGCGGAATATCGTGCAGCGCAGGATTATGCGCCAGACAACGGTTTCTTGTTCATAACTGGTAGGGAGGTTGCCCAGACTGGTGACGAGGTGGCGTTCAAGACGCTGCGAACCAGCACCAACGGCTACCCAGACAAGGGTGATGTCGTCGCCGTCCGCGTTTATGGAAACGACGAGTTGATTGACTTCCGTGTTTCTGGGGGTGTGACCCGAACATTCGGATACAACGATTTCGGTGACGGGTTGGTTGAGCAAATGCAGTTGCTCGGGTTGAATCCCGAGCCGTTGCAGGATGCGTTGGATGCGGTGCGTGTCGGATTGCCGTTGGACCCCGAACTGGAACAAGCATTCCCAGAGGTCGCGGATTTGGTGATGTTGATGAAGGGCAACACGAACCGCGAAATCATCCCCTATGGGGAGTCGGGTTTGATGAAAGAGATTTATGAGCAATATGTGGACATCACCACTGGTTTGCTTGTCAGGGCGAATGTGGACAACGCGGATTATGTGGCGCGTCAGATGGTTGATGGCGCAATCGGGTATGTTGCCGATGCTGCGGCGGCAAACAACACCGCCAAGGGCGTGTTGTTGCCAGCGAAGTTGTTTGATGATGCCGCCGAGGCGGACGATGTTGTGGTGTTGCTGGGACCGTCCGTGCGCCTTCAGGCGACGGACTCTTTGACTGGAGCCGTTCAGGATTCGTCCAGTCCGCTGGTGCAGGCGTTGATTCGCACGGATGCGGAGACGGCTGCTGGTGCCGCGCGAGGAAAACTGAACGAGTTGGCGAGCCGTAAAGCGGAGATTGATGACACGACGACGGCGTTGAAGCAGGAGTTGGTCAATCTACAGAACCGTAAACGGTCTCTGAAGGCTGCGGCGACGCGACGCAAGAACGCGGCTAATCTTGCCCGCGAGAAAGCGGAAGGTGCCCGTAATCTGCCGCGGGAAATCGTGTTTGCGGACGGCACCAAACGGAATATGACTTTGGCTCAGATTGACAAGGACTTGAATGCCTTGACTGCCTCCGAGCAGCGTTTCAGGGCGAATATGGAGCGCACTTTGATGCGGGAGAAGGCGGCTCTGAAAGAGGGCGGTTTGACTTTGCGCGGCACGGAAGCAAAGTTGATGGAGAACCGTGACCGTTTGCGGGTGTTGTTTGACGAAGCCAGCGCGTTGTCGGCTTGGGATATGGGGACGGGTATGGTGGTGCGCGAGGAGATTTCTGCGGCGATTGACGCGATTGCGTCTATGCCGCCCGCGGGTGCCAGCGCGGAGATTGTGGGTGCGTGGTTGTCGGATGTGCAGAAGGCGGTCAAATCAACTTCGTTGATTGACGACCCTGCGATTCGCAACTCGTACGAGCGGTTGATGCAGTTGTCGCAGTTTGACGAATGGAATCTGGCTACCGCCGAGGAGGCGGCGGCGTTCGCGCGAGGCGAAGTGGATGCTTTGGCTGACGGAAGATTCGGCGCGATTATGGCTGGCGTGGACGAACGGGTGTTGGAGGGGTGGGAGGCTATCGCTGGGCTGGGTGTTCAGGTTCCCGAGGAAATTCTGAATGTGTGGAAACCGAACATCGCGAAGTTGTTGGAGCCGAAAAATCTGCCCAGATTGCGGGCTGGTGCCAACTATCTGAACAAGTTTATGAAAACCTATGCGCTGGGAACCGTCGGCTATGTGGTTCGCAACCTGTACAGCGCGTTGTTTATGAACGGTGTGGCTGGCGTGTCTCCGCAGCAGATGGAGGACGGCTGGAAGGCGATGTGGTATTACAACAAGTACGGTGCGGGCAGATGGTTGGACGAAATGGGTTTGACTGGTGCGCGGCGCGAACAATTCCAGCAGGCGATGTTGGCTGTGGAAGCCAGTGGTCGCCGCGGGTTGTACACGGAAATATTCTCCAGCCCCGTGGTTCGCGGCACACGCCGCGAAAAGGCTTTGGATTATGTGGTGAACAACCACTACACGAGATTCATTCAAGGCAGCAACAGCCGAGTGGAGGATGCGGTGCGGTTCCCGCTGGCGTTGAAAGCGATTCAGGACGGGGACGATTATGTGGGGGCGGCACAGTTGGTCACCCGTTACCATTTCAATTACAGCGATTTGTCGGATGCGGACAGGGCGTTTATGCAGTTCGTTCCGTTCTGGATTTGGACGACGCGGAACATTCCGAACCAGTTGGCTAACCAGTGGATGCGTCCGCAGGCGTACGCATATTGGGAGAACCTGCAACAGTCGCTACCTGCGGACGACACGAGTTTGATGCCGAACTGGATGAAGGAGCAGGAGGCGATGTCTTTGGCTCGGTTCGGTCGCCCCGACATAATCCTGCGTCCCGACCTGCCGCATCAGCGTTTGATGAAAACTATGCAGTCGTTTACCACCCCGCAGGGGTTGGCGGGTCAATCATTCCCGTTGTACAAGTTGCCTTTTGAGGCTATGGCACAGGAGCAGTTGCAGACTGGTATTCCGTTCAGGGAGCAGTTGCGGGAACCAGTCGGCATAGACAAGGTGACGGCGGAGTTGTGGTCGCTGGTGACTCCCGAGAGTGCGCCGATGGTTCGTACCGCTGACGGCGAGGAGCGGAGAATGATAAAGGATTTTCCGTCTTATGCGGTCGGCAATTTGTTTCCTTTGGTTGCGCAGTTGCAACGCATTACTGGCGGCAGGTTTGGCGGCAAGGAGTCGTATTTGGACAGGCAGAACGCGGCTATCGCCTCGTATTTTGGTTTGCCGATTGATTTTGTGACGGAGCGTATGAAGGGCACCGAGTTGATTGGTCGCAAGTTCAATTTGGGTGATTATACGAGTATGTTGGCGAAGTTGGGTTTGATTCCGACAGCGGATGAGTTCAACCAAGGTCAGCAGTCGTATGCGAAGGTGGAGCGCGAACGGCAGAAGGGTGCCAAGTCCCGCGCGTCTGCGCGTGAGGCTGCGGACAAGAAAGAGAAGGCGCGGTTGCAGGAAGCGAGCGACAACGCGAAGTTGCAGGCGGCTGAAAGCAAATATGGCAAGAATTCTCCCGAGTACAAGGCGGTCAAGAGGGAGATTGCTGACCGCAAGAAGCGGGAGCGTGAGCAGGCTGCGAAGGAACGGCGTGCCCAAGAAGTAGAAGAAAACCCGATAAAGGTGGCTGGAGATGAGTGAGAACAAGGCGAATTTTTATGATTGGCAGCGAGCCAAGAAAACGGATTATGTTCGGTTTCGTTCGGAGTCGCCGAATTTGCGGGCGTTGGTTGATGCGCTGATAAAGCGGTGGGGTGGGACGAATGTCGGCATATTCGCGAAGCGTCCCATCAGGCACGGCACCTCGCCGAGTTCACACTCGTTCGGTGCCGCGTTGGACTGGAGATACGGTGACACGGTGGGGCACCGTCAGCGGGTCGTGGACGAGGTGTTGCCGTGGCTGGTGGAGAACTCGGAGGAACTCGGGATTCAGGCAATCCACGACTATTATGGGTGCAGTATTTGGCGTTCGGTGCGCGAGGACGGCAAGCGCGGCTGGAAGCCGCAAGCCAAGAAAAACGAGATGGGTGCCTCGTGGGCGCGGTGGCTGCATATTGAGACGACCAAGACGGACTGGGGCAACGACAAGCGTGTTGATGAACGACTCGGCTAGCGTCTGTCACTGCCTGAAGGACAGAACTATCCCCAAGCAGCGGGATGTGTACTGCGACAGGTTGGAGGACGACGAGGATGACGACGATTAGTCGTCGTCGTCGCGTTTCAGGGCGCGTTTCAGTTCGCGCATAATCTTGCCGAATTCGTTGAAAGACATATGGATGGCGAGTTGGTCGCCTGCGCAAGCAGCGTCCCATATTTGTGTTATTTCGCGTGCGTCCGCTCGGCTGATGACGAACTCCATAACATAGCCTTGGTCTGCGTCGCGAATCAGCCCAGAGAATCTGGCTGACATCTCTGCCAAGTCCTCGGGGCGGAACTTGTCGTCGTCGGGTGTCGGGGTCATAATTGTTGGTTTCTTTCGCGGTGTTTCTTCAAGGCGACGATACCGAGTTTGGCTTGCTCCAAGTCGGCGACCCTTGCCATAGGCAGTGCGGGCTTTGCTTCGGCTATGAGTGCGTCCAAAACTGCGGAGAAAATGTCCAAATCTGCCACGAAACATTCAGGTACTTGGGGTTTGCTGTTTGAGTTGCTCATAAATCCTTGCTGCCGTTGCTGCCGTGTTGGTGTCAAAGTCGGGGATGCTGGCGGACAACAGTCCGACGACGGCGAGGATTGTCGCGAGAACGAACTCGTCATCAACTTTGAGTTGGGCGTTCCCGAGCGTGTACGCCTTGCCTGTCTGCCCATACTTATCGGACATAATCCCTGTCCTCTAGTTCCAGATAGAAAGTTTCGTTTTGGAGCATCAACGCAATCACGGCGTAGCCGATTATATCCAGATAGGTGTCTGCGACGGTTTCGTCCTTGACTGCGTTGCTGTCGCGTTTCAGCAGGTTTTCTGCTCGCGCCATCTTGTCGCAGATGCGGACTGCGACCCCAATCAAACCGAAGTTGTCAATGTTCTTGTGCCCGTAATCGTGCTGCTTTCGGCACAACAGGCTGTGCAGGTCCTCGTAGTCCACGGGATGCCCCACAGCCCCCAAGGTGCGGATGGCGATTACGGCGGCACCGCACATCGCGCTGACCGCAATCTCGGTATGACTGCGACCTTCACGGACGAACTCGCCGAGCAGGTTGTTTATGCCCGTGAACGAATGCGACCCTTTCTCGTGCATCGGTTCGGTTTTGTTCAGTTGCCTGATGGATGCCAGCGCATCAGCGCAGGCATCATTCCAAGTATTTGTGACCATATTTTCTCCTGAAGTTGTCGTCCGCAACGAGATTGTTGCGGAGGTTTCCCAATGCTCGGTGCGTTTTGCGCCAAGCGTGAGACTTTGCTTTGATGCCGATGTTCTCGGCGGTTTCCTCGTAGGTGTTGCGGAAGTAGAACACTTCGTAAAGAACTTCTTTGTCATCGTCGTCCAGTTTATCAAACGACGCGGCAACAATGTCCACGAGTTCCCAGTCGGTGTCGTCCTCCTCGGAGGCGAACGGTTGCATCAACCGCTCAAAGAAATCCCTCCCTACGGGTGCTTTGGGGTCATACTTCATCGTCGGGTTCGTCATAATCGGGGCTGGTCATCAAATCAACGACCTGTTCAGCCTCCAACAAGAATCCCCGTGAGGGGTTTTGCGAACCTCGCGCAAACTCCTTGTAATCCTTCTCGCCCAATTGTCGCTGCGCGATGTACCGCTTGATGCGCGGGACGGACACCATTATGAACGCGCCGTCCAGCGAGAACACATACACCCACCACTTCGCTTCAGTGACCTGCAAACCCGAGGGAATCCACACGCCTTTACGGCGCGGATTCTGCTCCATCTCAATCACCATACGCCCGTTGCGGTACCTGTCGGTCTTGACCTCAAACGCGCCACTGCCCACGGCATCCAAGAAATCGGAGACAAGTTTCTCGCCTTTCTTGCCGAACGCCAAATCTTTCTGGAAATCAAACCTGCGCGACGGCAGGTCATATTCGGAGAACTTGCCCATCACGCACCCTTCTCCGCCACCAGATAGGTGACTTGCTTGTCGTCGTCCCACGCCCTGCCGTTGAGACCGTCCATAATCGTCTTGACATAGTTGTCTATGTCTCCGCGCAAGGTTTGTTTCTCGGCTTCGTGCGGGAACACGGTGACGACCGTGCCGTCGCTCCCGAGAATCATCACGACCCCGACCGTGCCCGTGAACTTCGGGTTGTCTCCCCACGCTTGTGCGACCAGTGCCTCGGCATCCAGTGTGCGTTTGGGTGTAAAGACGCGCCCGCGGCGCGTCATCCTCGGGCGACCTTTCGGGACGGGTTTATGCGGTATGAACACCGATATCCCGTCCAGAAACGCCTGCTGGTTCTTATCTTTTTTGGGCACTTTGTTTTCTCCAGACAATGGCGTTAGCCATATTGATGGTGCCATACACGACGGAGCCGAGTATGAAACCGTGTTGCTGTGTGGATATTGCGAATGCGACCCACAGGCATTCGTTCCCCCAAGCCAGTGCCCAACCCCACCAGAGTTTGCGTCCGATGAGCCACAGGGCGGTGACTCCGATTATGCTCAGGATGTACGGCATCATCGCGAGAACACCCTGACCACGAGTTTGTCAATCTCCAACTCGCCGTTGGCGCGGAGATGGTATTTGCCCCACCGTTTGTCTGCGTCCACGAGTACGACCTTGCACTCGGACGGGGACATACCTGACTTGGCGCATTCGTACGCCAGTTTGGTGAGCGTGCTGGAGCGGTCACGCTCGGGGAGCGGACCGTCGCGCCAGATGACCTTGCCGAGCGGAGACAACCCGAGCAGGGCATCAGCCAGCGACTCGGTGACTTTCAGGTCAATCGGAATGGTGCGCTGTGGTGCTGGTTGCTTCCACAACCCAGACAGTTTTATAATCAGTTCTGGCGGGGTTTTGGTGGCGTAAGCCGCGCCGACGAACTCGGCGATGGGCATAACGGTCAGGTCGTCCCTGAGTACACGGCGATGAATCGCCTCGTCGTCGTCAGCGTTCCAATACGGCAGACGGACATAGTTGCCGTATTGCCCGTCGTTGAGCGTCTCCTGCTTCGGGTTCACCTCGCGAGCGGGATAATCCGCGACCTGATGCGCGCACAACAGCATCCGACGCATATGTTTAGCCAGCACGGGTGCCTCGGCAAAGACCCAAATATGGTAGCCTTTGGAACGCGAACGCTCAATGAATGAGTGTACGCCCGCGGCAGCCAACGCCTCCTTGATGGATATGGCTGCGTTTATGTCGTCCACATCAATATCGGAACAGCCCCACACGCACATCCACTCGCCACGCGACTGGTACAGCGGATATATGCCGATGGGCGCGGCACCCAACAGGTGCGCAGTGAACAGTTCGGTCGTGACCGACTGCTTGACACAGCCACCCTCCTCGGAGCCGTAAGCGTCGGTACGCCCCCTGAACAGGGAAGCGAAACGAGAATCAATCAACGGCGCGTTCATCACCAATCCTCCATATTCGCCATTTCTAGTTTGGGCTGGTCGGCAACTGGTGGCGATGCGATAGGTGCATCCACCGCGGTGAAGCCGTTGGGCAGATGATGGTCGGGCAGACGGTTCAGTCGCCCCGTGCCGAACTCAATCTCATAATCCATATCGTCCAACAACACCGACGCGGGACGCTTGCACTTGACAAGGTTCACCGTCAGCGTGTGCTGATGGATGCGATGCGACCATTTGAGCGTATCCAACCGTTCCAGCAGACGCTCGGAGTTGCTGGACTTGTCCAACTTCTCCTCAATCTCCCGAATCTGCGCCTCAATCTCAAACCGTTTGCGTCGCACACCGATTATGTGGGTCGCCTGCTGCTCGCCGCCGTACGCACCAGACGAGATGGTCTGTCTGCGCCCGTCCGCACCTGCGGTGCGCGACGACTGGTGGAGAACCAGCAACGGTATATTGTGCCGTTTGCCAAACGCTTTCAGCGTGTTCGCCTTGGACGGCACATCCTCGCCACCGCCAGTCAGCAACTCCAGATAATCAAACACCATCAGGGACGGCTGACCCCACATATCCCTGACTTCAGACAACGCACGCTCCATATCGGCGAGTGACATAGTTTGGTCAAAGACCGCGAGATTCGGATAATCCTTGGTGGCGGTCTGGCGCAACAACTCAATCGCGTGAGACCTACCTTCGGCGACCTCCTGCTCCAACATATTCGCATCAACGCCGTGCGTGACGCACGCGAGTTTGATGAGCGTCAGTTGGCGCGGTTCGTCGGGACAGAAATAGATTACGGGTTTGGCTTTGTTCGTGTTGAGAATCTGCATCAGAAACAGGGTTTTGCCAGAGTGGCTGTAGCCGTTTATGAGGCAAAGTTCCGACGGCGCAATGCCGCGCATCTGTGCGTCAATCTCGGGGAAACCCAAATATACGCGCTCCTCGGGTGACTGCGCCCAGTGGACGAACTCGTCCGCAGCCGAAACCAGCGGCTTGTAGTACTGGTGGGACGGCATAATAGCGTCGGGGACGGGGAGGTTCTCTCCCCGTCCCAACGATGCCCAGCGTCCCGAATAATCGGGAGCCACGGACTACCCTCGTTTCCTAGGTGCCCAGAACGCATCCTCGCTGGTTGTGGACTTGAACCACGGTCGCTTCGGGTTCTCGGCGAGGCGGTCACGGTTGTCCCACACCTCGGTCACGCCTTTCGCCATACAGGCAGGAGCGAGCCAGTCGGGCACAGGTCCGTGCTGGCGACCCTTGATGCGGACAGTGAAGCCAGCGGTCGGCTGAGCGACTGCGGGCATCTGAACCACTGGCGCAGGAGCGGGTTCGCCGAACACCTGAGTGACCGCTTCGGTGAACTGCTGTTCGTCCGTAATCGCGGTCATCCCGTGAGCCTTCAGCAACGCCTCCGTGGTGACCTCAAACGCGACCAAGAAGTCGGCGACATTCTTGTTCACATCCTCGGTCTTGGGAGTCAAGTCCGCGGCGATTTTCGCCGCGACCTGCGTGATGATGGATTGGTCTTTGCTGATTGTCATTTCACACCTCCTAGGTGCTGTTTGTTGGTTGTATTAGGTATTGCGGTATTACAAGTCGGCTCCCCGAGGGAGGTCGCCCACAACGCCACACAAGAACGCATATGGGACTCGGGGAGCCTTGACATCTTGGAACATTCTAGCGGAGACACGGAGCGAATGGTGGACTACTCGTCGCTTTCGGGTTCGTCTTTGATGAACGCGCCCTTGCACGAAGCCCAGTGGTCGCACCATTTTGCCGAACACAAATTGCCTTGGTCATTCTTTAGCCACGGCTGTGACACATCCAGTTTGTGCGCCATAGTGACCACCGACCGAATTTGGTCGGACAGCCACTGGCGATGCTCAGCGGTTCGGATTACCTGAACGACCTGACCTTTGGGCTTCTCCTGTCTCAGCATTACACCGAAACGGAAATCCACCCTGTCCTTGTCGTACACCTTGCCGAGCAGACCGCCAGCCCAAGCATAAACGGATGCCTGAACGGAGTGCGCCTGCTTGTCTTTCTGGCTGTAGGAACGCTTCGCGGTTTTCCAGTCCCAGATTACGCCGTGAGGCGTAATATAATCCATCGTGCCCTTCAGGTACACCTCCCACCCGTCAATCACGATTCCCGTCGGCACCGCGAACTTGTATTCGGTTTCGCCACCGACCTCAACCTGTGGCGCGATTTGCTCAACGAAAGCCAGAGTCATAGACTCAATCAGACGAGGCACCGAATCGGGGTTTATGCCAGACGACTGGCGGTACGGTTCGTTCGCCAACCGTCGCCAGTCGGACACGCCTGCGGCGACCGTCTCCGAGAAGTCGGGCTTTGGTGAACCGAGCCAGTGTTCTATCGCCGAATGTACGGCAGTCCCGAGAATGGTCGCATCTGTCGCACCGCGACGCTCGGGATACAAGACCCCCAAACGCGCCCGCTCGGGACAAATCAGAACATCCCCCAACCAAGATTGGCGAATATAGATTCGCCGAAGTTTCGTGTCGTATTCCATTACGCACCTCCTACGGTGATTGTTGATAGACAGTATAACCCATTAGCGGAGACAACGGTGTCCATTAGTCGTATTGTCTCTGCCGTATTTTGGAGACATAAGAACGAGAGAATTTTACCCCCGTCTCACGCTCAACTATACGCAAGCACTCGGCGTTGGTGTGATTGCCTTCGGCGACGAGATGCCTCAGCATCGCGGGAGCCTTGTCAATATTCCGTGCCTGCTCGCCGTGTAGCGCGAGGCGACGCTTGGCGAACAGTTTGCCGATGTTCTCCAAAGTGCCGCGACTGTAATCGGTGTAAACCATCAAATCCTTGATGGGATACGGATGTTCCAGCGCGGTGTAGAACCGCTCAATCTCGCCGAGAGTCTCCGCGGATATAATCGGGACGGTGCGATTACCAGAACAAATTGACAGTATCCACTGCTCAATCGTCACATCCAGTTTCCCCAGAATCTCCGACATAGTTCGCGGAACGAACGCATCGTACGCCTTGGACACGAAATCGCGGAGTTCGTGCCAAGACTGCCAAGTGTTGTAATCCTGCGAGCGGATGGCTTCGGGCAGGCACAAATCCTCGTAATTCTCGGGGATTATCCACGGACTCTTGGACTCTGCCCAAGCGTCATACACGCGACACAAATCCTGAAAGTAATCCAGCATTTGTTCGGTCGTCCAACCGTTCTCGCCGTAGCCCCGAATCTCGCAGATGCGCCTCCCGAACTTCATCTCGTGTACGCCATCGGAGATGGCGATGGTGACCCCGATGGGGATTACATCGCTCAGGTCGTCCTCGGCGGTTCGGTCGTTCTCACGGGTACGCATCAGCAATCTCCTTCTCGGTCTCGGTTTCGTAGCGCGGGCACATAATCGTGTGCCCGTGTTTGTGCTTGTCGCACATCAGCCACGGATACTCCGCCACAATCACGGTGAACTCTGCTTCGCAGCCGTCCACCAAACAGCGTTGGCTTCTCATTCTGATTCCTCCTCGTCCTCGTAATCGTCGTCTAGGTCGGCATCCACCGAGAACCAGAGCATTACGGTTCTCAGCAGATTGTCATAATCGCCGCAGGTCGCTTCCTTCAGGAACTTGTCCCATTCGGAATCCTCCAGCCCTGCTCGGCGCATAATGCGCTTCACTCGGGCAAGGATGGCGTAGGCGTTTCCGTCCTCGCCAACCATCGGGATGTTGATGTGTGGGTATTTGGGTGTAGTCACAATGCCTCCAGCATTTGTGTTGTACCGCCCGAGTGCCTTGTACACTCGGGTCGGAATCTTAGTGGAATGTGAACCAGCACCCAAGTGGAACACTTGGGGCAGGTGTATTTCGTGTTCTTGGGGAGCGGTTTGGTGGCGGGTTTGCGCCCGCCACCTCCGACCGCCGTGTCAGCCTGTTTCGGCACAAGCCATCACCCCGATGTGTACCTCCTCAAACGCGGTGTTCTCACCGATGAGGTCGTACAGGATGTTAGCCGCGATGTTCGCAGATTGGTCGGCGGTGCCGTCCATCTCCGTCATCACGAGGTTCACGCACAGCACGACGCGGTGCGCTTGCGGTTCAGGTTCGGGTTTGCGTTTCATCACTCACCCCCTTTCGGGTCATCCCCGAGATGCGTAATCAAATCGGCGACACACTTCGCCATCAGTTCGCGAATCTCTTGTGGAAGCGATTCCACGGACTCGGCAGGCGCACCGCCCTTCTCCGCATCCTCGTACTTCGCCGACATAAACGAGTAAATCTTGTTGTACTCGTCCTCGGTCAAAGTGCCAGACTGCTTGGCGTAAGCCACGGCGGTCGCGAGCAACTTGGAGAAATGTACGGACTGCTGGACAGCAGGGTACATTCCCTTGATGATGTACTCGCAGAATGCGACAGGCAACGAGTGGGTCTCGCCGTCATAATCGCCAGTCTCGGGATTGGTGCCGTTCACCAGCAACACATCCCCGAACAGGCTCTCCTCAAACAGCATACTCGCCACAGGGTTCAGGGGCAGGTTCAGGATTCTGCCCTCGTCGTGGACATAGCCCACCATCACGAACGGCTTGTGTTTGCCCGATTCGTCGGATGCGCCCCGTCGGATGGCATCAAAGTGCCCTCCTACGGCTTCGCGGATTTCCGCGACCTGCTCCGTGGTAGTGCCCCCGAGCAGAATCGTCTCGGGTTCTTTGCTGGCATCCGCATAGATGCGGAGTGCGGTGGTCATTCCAAACATAAACACCTCCAGTGTTTAGTTGAGTGCTTCTGGACTCATCAGCACCAGCATTTACTGGTGGACGCTCAGGGGAAAGGAGAACCCTGAGCGTTTCGTCCTCAGTCCACTATAGCAGGTCGGTGTGACACGAATAGTGGACGGTCACCTTACCGAGGTCGGCGACCCAACCGTGAGCGCATCGCTTCTATCTTGCGCTTCTGCCTGAGCAATCGCTGGTAGCGCACAGCCCACACCTCATCCAACAGCATCAGCCACGCATAGCACGCGGGAGCCACCGAGATGAGCAGAGCCGTAATCGCGAACGCCAAACTCAGCGCGTCCACTTCGTCCAGCAGTGTCACTGCGCCCATCCAAGCCACACCCACAACGAGCGCAACCGTGATGAGCCACATCAGCGAAGCCGCGATGACATAGCGGTACTCCTTGATGATTCTCATAATCATTCACCCCCTTTCGCTTCTAGTTCCAACTTGGTGACATAATCCTGAAGCCCCCACTGAATGTCGTCCCAGCACATCTCTTGGATGTGGTCGCGGAACTCAAACGCCGAAGCGTACGCATTCCACACATTACGCGGGATTACGGGCAGTTCCGCGCCGTCCTCGCTGAGAACGGAGCCGTGGAAACAGTCCACATCCCAGAACGCGACGACGATTTCATCGTCGGGCTGAAGTTCTTTCAGCATCTTGATTGCTTTGCTCACTTTCATCACTTTGCCTCCTTGGCATCAAGCGCATCCTGCAAGTCCGACAGAATGTCATCGTGTATCTGCTCGCACAGCCAGTCGCGCAATTCGTGTCCCTCCGCAACCGTGTCCCAAATTTCTTTGGGACATTCGTCATACTCGGTGCCATCTGGTGCGACCAGATTCTTGTCGCCGAACAGTTCGCGACTATAAACCATCGCGATGATTTCCTCGTTCGGGTCAAACGATTGCAGAATTGCAATCCATTCTCTTGCCGTTGTCATAATCCCAACCTCCTCGGTTGCAAGTCGTTCTGGACTCATCAGCACCAGTCTCACTGGTGGACGCGGAGCCAACACACTGCGCTCCGCGTTTCGTCCTGCTCAGATTACCCCCAACCCGCTCAGCGTGGACATAACCCAATCCACTGGCGACTTGCCCTCGTATTCGCTCTTGCCAGACTGAAGCATCTCGCACCTCACATCCGCACCGACACGCTCAGCCATCTCCAACGCGGACGGATACCCGTACCCGCTCTTGATGAGCGTCTTGGCAGGCTCCCACTTGGTTTGCTCCATCACCGAGAACGAGATTCGGCGAAGCATACTCGGATGGCACAACCCGAACATCAGGTTGTTTATGTCCAGCAACTGCTCCGACGAGTGGAGTTTCACGAGAAAGGTGTGAACCTTACCTTTCGGGCTGTTGATGGCATAATCGTTGGTCGGGAATTCGGCGTAAACCTCCACGCCCATCCCGAGTTTGTGTATCGCGTCAATCAACGCACACACAACGACACCGCGCTTGATTATGCGCTTGGATTCCACGCTCGCCGAGCAGATTCCGTTCACGATGACCTTGACGACCCGACCCATACGAGCCGAAGGCTCGGGCACGAAGTCAATCATACATTCGGGTTCACCGCTCAGGTAGCGACCCACATCCACGACGGAGCCTGTGTAATCAAAGCGAGTCTGGAACGCCAACTCCAAACGCTCGGCGAGTTGGGATTCCAACTCGGCGAACATCCGCTCCACCTCGGGACGAATTTCGTCGTACCCGAGTAGCCCGAGCCGAACCGCGTCCGCGAGGTCGGTCGTCTTGCCAGCCCAATCGTCACCGCCGAAGTAGTTGCTTGGACGGTCGGACGACTTGGGGTTGGGGTTCGCGCCCGCATACTCCAACGCTTCCGCGAGCGAACCGAATTCCTCAATCCACAGCGACTTTGCGTAGCAAGATTTCGCATCGGTTGTGAGTTTCATAATCAACACCTCCAGTGTTGCTAGTTGCTTCGCCGTGGGGCAGGATTGCCCCACGGCGTATTGCGTATTCCGTCGCTCAGAGAGCGACACCCTCGCGGAGTTTGTCGGCTTGGTCTGGCTTCGCACCCTTGATGACCGTCGCGTCAAACGCCTCCGTCATCGTGAACGCACCGCTTCGGACGAGTCGGGCACCGTTCAGCGTCGCACGAGGCGACACGATGACTTTCAGCCCGAATTTCTCGGCATTCTGCCGAGCCTTACGGACGGCAGTGACCCACTTGGTCGCAGTCGGCGCATCCAATCCCACGGACTGGAGCATCGCATCCTCAACCTTGCTGTCAATTGGTACCACCAATTGTGCGAATCGGTCAATCGTCGCACCGTCAATCGGGTTGCGACCGACATACTCCATCGTGGCACCGCTACCGTAGGTGTTGCCAGTGGCGATGGCGACGAAATCGGCGTGTTTCTGAACCCTGCGGTCTGCGAACGCCATAAACCCGTTCGCAAGCGCGCTGTTCAGGGCACCGAGGACATTCGGATTGGCGTTGTCCACCTCGTCAAAGACGAACACACCGCCACCCTCAAAGATGCGACGGAATTCCGTGGCAACATAGTTGCCATTCGCATCGTTGTAGCCCTTCAGGGCAGTCTCCGTCATCGTGCTGGTGCAGTTCACTGCACTGAACGGCAACGACAACGCCTCGGCGACCTGCTCCCCGATGGTGGACTTGCCCGTACCCGCGGGACCGACCAGCCACAAGTTCACGCCCTGCGAGACGGCACCGAGAACCTTGGGAAACACGAAGTGTTGGACACCGTTCATCGGCTTCGGTTCACGACCCTTGACGACGATTGTGTTCACAATCGGCTTCACCGACTTGACAAGTTCCGTCACTTCGTGACGGAAACCGTCCATAATCGGCTTGACGATTCCGCGAACCTCATCGGCATCCACTCCAGCCTCGTGAGATTCCAGCGCGCTGTCCACGACTTCCGTCGCGATTACGCGCACCATCTCCTCCAAGCCCATCTGGCGAGGCTTCGCCTCGGGCTTCGGATTCTGCTGTGGTTGTGGCATCGGCTCCTCCTTCGGAGACGGTTGTGGTTGCGGTTGCGCCGACGGAGTCGGCGACGGCATCGTCTGAGGCTTCGCCTCATAAACGACAGTCGGCTTGCGGTTCACGATTGCGTCGTGAATCTTGCCCAAGTCCATCGCGAGCGGATTCTTGCCCACGAATCGGATGCCGAGGTACTTGGCGACGGCGATGACCTCCACCTTCGGCAAAGCCGAAAGCGGTTGCTGAGCCGTGCCACCGTGGTGACCCCTCAGGGTCACCATTTGTGTGTTGTGGTCAAATCCGAGGATTTGACGCGCTGGTGTTGCTGGCATTTCAGAACCTCCAGTTCTGTGTGTGTTGTCTCCGCAAACTGCCAAGTCAGCGGATACTGCTACTAGCGTAGCATAGTGGACGGTGACAGAATCGCACTGCCCAACCCTAAAGGGTTGCTATTGCCGTCCCGTAATCCCCTACGGGATTACAGCCTGACCCCTACGGGTTCCACTTCGCGAGCCTCGGTGACGATGCCACCAATCGGGCGACCGCTACGAGCATCAATCTCGTGTAGGTACAGATTCCCACACCAGTGGTCGGACTCCACGACCCACACCTCACCTGCGCGAGAGGTGCCTTCACGGAATCTCACGAGCGTACCCTTCGGGTACAGCGGTGCCTTGCTCATAATTGCTCCAATCTGCCACCATAGGTGGCGTTTGTGTGTTTCCGATGCCGAATGGCATCGTAGCGGATGGTGACGGAATCGCACCGCCGAACCTCGTGCGGTGACACCTACAGTGGTGCCACGCATAACGCACAAGGTTCACGCACTGCCGTAATCGTAAACGATTACGGTCGCGTACCAACCTCAGCGTGAGGCTCGCACCCCACGACTAGCGGATGACACCCCCGAAGAGGTGACTGCGCACTCGCAAGTGTGCGCCATTCCGCCTAGCAACTGACTCGCTCCACGCGGGTTCTCCGAGTCAGCCCAACGACCACAACCCATAGGTTGTGCCTAACCGTTGTCACACTCAGTCCACCCACGATTGCCGTAGGCAAGTAGACCATACTCCCGATTAGACACAATTCTTACAGAATTGTGACCGCTCCCATTCCGAGCCGTGACCGATTCAGGTGCCTCACGGTACTCGTTGCATCCCACGGTATGACCGTATCGTGACCTGAGCCACTTGGGATGCCTAGCGCTTCACGGAGCGTCTGTGTCTCCGATTGCTTCACGCCACTGGCAAGTCAGAGCGTAATCGCTACCGCTTACTCAGCCCTGCCACTATTCGGGCAAGTCCCGCCAGATTCGGTGAGTGCCTACTTGGTGAGGCAACCTCGCCACCGATTGGCGATGGCAAACAAGGTAGGGAATCGGTGCTACACAAGTCAAGTCTCCAACTGACATACACACACACGCGGCTATCCCCCGCATAATGCACACCGAATAGCCGACCAAACTGTAACACAACTGTAACACAACTCCTACGGAGTTCCGCACACACACACCCATCAGTACCACACACACATAATGCGCACACAGTACCACGCCCACCGTTGGCAAACTAGGGCGAACACTTGTTCGTTTCGCCGTTCGGTTCGTCGCCGTCGCTCCGCACGCTTGGGTGTGCGCGCGTGATAGCACACTTGTCAAGCGAACGGATGTTTGGGGCACCGATTATGGCTCGGATTATGGGCAGAATTGGCACCGATTATGGGCACCTGCCACATAATGCGGACGGGGGGGTAGGGGGGCACGCCCGTGCCTGTGTGTTATTTATAAATGGGACCCGAACCAGATTGTGAAACTTTATAATCTGGTGTGACCGCCGTCACATTTATGAGCCTTTGACCCACTTTTGATTACGGGGCTGCGCCGTCTTTGACGGCGACCACTTTACGCGGTCAGCCCAATACGCTGCCGACATCGGTCCCTTGTTGATGTTTTTGCGATGGCGTGACTTGAAGGCTTGTCTTTGCCCCGCTGTCTGGTTGGTTCGGACACCTTGTTGTCCGAACCGAATTGTTTTTACTTGTCCACCTGAACGGGCAACAACAATATGTGACTTGGTTGGATGAGACGGTGTACGCTTCGGCTTGTTGTAGCCTGATACGCCTGCTCGCGCCAATCTAGGGTCTTTGGTTGCCATTATTTGCTCCTACGGGCTGAACGCCCTGCTTGTTTTGCTGCTTTAGTGTTCGCAACAAACTGCTTACCTTTGCGTGATGCTTGTAGTTTCTTGCGATTTGTAGCCTGCTTTTGCGACGACGATAACTTGTCCCACGCCTCACTAGGTAAATATCGTGTTGTGCCAGTGCTTCTAATAGCAGGTTTTCCATCTGATGTTCTCCATTTTTCATTTGTCCATTTTTTCAACGATTTTTGTTTGCTGGAACGCGGACCCGTATATCCTCCGCCCGCTTTCTTGTACTCTAGGGCAACTAGTTGTGCTTTGCGGGCTGACCATTGTCCCGCTTTTCCGCCTCGCGTACCCGCCATTATGCGCCGTTTGATAGTTTCACGCAAAGACGGTTTTGTGTAAGTCACTTTGGTTTGCTCCTTGGCTGTAGTTTCGTCACAGATTTTATCATACCCACGGGAATATGTGTCACCTGTGAGACTATGCCTTGACCGCGAGTGGCAACCAACACCATATAACCGCTAGGATTTGGTGTGTTCCACCAATACCCCACCGTTTTGATGATACATTCTGACTCCTTGTAGGAATCTATGTCGTGCCAACCTGCGGTGGCATCAAAAGCATCCTGCCATTCCACCAAAACCAAATCCCAGTTCCGTAACCCGACCGTAACCTTATTCATCCAAGGATTCTATCCGACGATACTCCCGAAACAGCATACCCAACCCGAGAATAACCAATACTACAGCAACCCCCAACCCCAGAAACAAACCCGTAACAATCTTCAACACAGAAATCACCATTACCATTCACCCGTTCTTGTCTCCGCCATCGCCTTACGGCTCTGGCGGAACCACAAACCGTACCGTAACCCCTCCCCCTATAATCCCCCTCCCCTGTTCCCTAATGGTGTGACGGGAACAACTACAATACAAATGATGACCGACGAACCCGTATTGGACATACGACAAGAAAAATATCTGAACTGGCTGATGACCCCACCCCCGTTTCGGGTTCCAGCCACCAAACAAGAATTCGCAGACCAAAACGGGTTGGATTCATCTACGCTCAGGCGTTGGGATAAAAAGCCTGCTTTCAAGGCGGAGTGGGAGAAGCGTGTTGCGGAACTTCAGGGTTCTCCTGAGCGGACGCAACGGTTGTTGGATGCGTTGTATGAGGCGGGTTTGGGCGGAGACAACAAGGCAGCCCAGTTGTATCTTCAGGCAACGAACAGGTTGGCTCCGACGCAAATCAATGTGCAGCACACCCAGTCGGTGTCCGAGTTGTCGGATGCGGAGTTGGATGCTTTGATTGCAGAATCTGCCCGCAACCTGAAAGCGGAACGCCTGAGGGAACTGGAAGCCCAATAATAGGTATATGACGACTCTGAACGATGCGATGTTCACTGCCCTGAAGGCGTTGCATCCCAGTGTCGCCCCAACTTTGGGTGACTTGCTGCACGCGGAAAACTTGTCTCCGCGATTGGGGTCGTACGAGTATTATGCGGCTGTGGTGCCTGCGGCAACCACTTGGAGTGACGCAGCATACACATATTGGACGGACCCCGATTATGTGGTTTCCAACTTGGAACTTGAAGATGGGAACGATTTGCTATTAGAGGACGGTTCTTTTATGCTGACGGAGGCTGGAAATGTCTGACCTAAAGATTTCTCAACTGACCGCACTGACCAGCGTGACCGCGGATGCAGCCGATGTGCTGCCCGTGGTGGACACGAGTGCTACGACAACCAAAAAGATATCGCTGAGCGATATTGTTGAGTTTGTTATCGCGAGCGGGTCATTTACTTCGGTTTTGGATGCCGCAGGCAGCCCCGTGGACTCAGACCAAGCAATTCTGTCTGGGGCAGTATTCAACTAGGGAACAAATCCCGCTAGGAGTAGATATGGCTACATTCACCAAGAAGATTTTTAGCGAATCAACCAACGGTAAAGCCGTAAAGGTTGCCGCAACATCCATTGCGTCGGGAACCCCGATTCATACTGGTTCAACGACCACCACGACGATTGACGAAGTGTGGCTGTACGCGCAAAACACTTCAAGCACCGCAGTCAAACTGACTATTGGTTGGGGTGGAACCACCGACCCCGATGATTTGATTGAATTGACCGTCCAGCCTGAGGCTGGTCTTGTGACGGTAGCCCCTGGGTTGCTTATCAAAGGTGCTGCGACTGCGTTGGTCATCAAGGCTTCGGCTGCGACGGCGAATGTGATTACGATTCACGGGTTCGTCAATCAGATTACGGTCTAACAGATGGGCACGGCTCGTCGGCAACTTGGGTATGTGTCGTCGCTGACGACGCAGACTGTCACGGCTGGTACTTATGGCGTGGCAACGGGCGGAACTTCGTCAAGCATCACGGTTGATGGTCAGGCGTACACGCTTCTGACTTTCACGGCAACAGGCACGCTGACGGTTTCTCAGGCTGGTCTGTTTGATGTTCTCGTGGTCGGTGGCGGCGGCGGTGGCGGTCGCGGGCAAACGGCATTCTCAGGCGGTGGCGGTGGCGGTGGCGGCAAGGTTCAGCAAACGATTTATCTTGCCGCTAACGCAACGGTGACCGTTGGTGCTGGCGGTGTTGGTGGTGGCGCTAGTTTCACAAGAGCGACCGAAGGTAGCGGTAGTGCGGTTGCCGAACTTGGCGGCGCTGGCGGCGGCAGGGGCGGAGGCTACGACTCAAACGCTACCCAAACATCATCAAGAGGCGGCTCTGGCGGTGGCGGTGTCGGTGTTCAGAATAGCGCAAGTTATCATAACGGCTCAACGAGTATGTTTCCGTCGCTACAAGGTTTCGCAGGTGGCGACGGCGTGAATGCTGATTACTCTGCGGCTGGCGGTGGCGGTGGTGCTGGTGCGGCAGGTGCTAACGGCGCAAGTCAGGCTGGCGGTGCTGGCGGTGCTGGCTACGATGTGTCGGCGTTCATCGCAGGCTCATCGCTCTTCAAGGCAGGTGGCGGTGGCGGTGGCGGTCAAAGCACAGGTGGTGCTGGCGGTTCATCAGTTGGCGGTGCTGGTGGCGGCACGAATGCCGATGGGTCGAGCGCATCTGCGAACACAGGCGGCGGCGGCGGTGGTGGCGGCGGTAATGCTGGTGGACAGGCAGGCGGCTCAGGCGGTTCGGGCATCGTCTATGTCAGGTTCAAGGTGTAGTTATGACTCGTTCGTATCTCGGTTATGTCTCATCGCAGACCACAAGCCTGTTGCCTGTCGCCGTGTACGGTGTCGCAACAGGCGGCACATCGTCAAGCATCACGGTCGGCGGTCAGAACTACACGCTTCTCACCTTCACGAGTTCAGGCACGCTGACGGTTTCTCAGGCTGGTCTGTTTGATGTGATGCTAGTCGGCGGTGGTGGCGGTGGCGACATCGTAAATGACCCTTCTTACAAAGGCGGCGGTGGCGGTGCAGGTGGATTACTCATTGAGACTTTCTACTTTGATGCGAATGAAACTGTCACCGTTGGTGCAAAAGGCGTGACGGGTGGGCGTGGTTCTGCGTCGGGCATCTCGTATGCGTTCGCAGGTGGCGGTGGCAAAGGCGGCAGAAGCGGCGGCACGCAAGACGGTCTTTATGGTGCTTCGGGTGGCGGCGGCGGTGGCGGTCAGTCGAACGGTGGACTAGCCCTGTTCGCCGCACAAGGAAACAACGGCGGCAACGGTTTGACCACGACGGGCGGTGGCGGCGGTGGCGGCGCAACAGGCGCAGGTTCTAACGGCGCAAGCGGTGTTGGCGGCAATGGCGGCGCAGGTTATGACCGCTCGCTATTCATCGGCGGTTCTTCCGCATTCGTTTGCGGCGGCGGTGGTGGTGGCGGTAGTTCTACGGGTGGCACAGCAGGAAGTAGCACGGGTGGAAACGGCGGCACATCGGGTGGCGGTTCTAACGCAAACGCAACCGCATACGGTTCGGGTGGCGGCGGCGGTTCTACAACTGAAACAAATGGGGCAGATGGTGTCGTCTATGTAAGGTTCAAGGTATGAGCAAGAACTATTGCGCCAAACTTGTGAACAGCGTCGTCACCGAAATCATCGTTGGCGATTATTCGTGGGCGACAGCCAACCTTGACGGCGAATGGCACGACTTGGGCGGCGAACCGCTGACCGTTGCCATCGGTGATACCTATGATGCGGTGAACGATGTGTTCGTCGCACCGACGGTGGAGGAGTAATGGCACATTTCGCACGAGTTGAGAACGGTGTAGTCCGAGAAGTCATCGTCGTCTCCAACGACGACGCACCAACCGAAGCCGCAGGCAAGGCGTTCATCGCCAGCATCGGATTGTCGGGCGTGTGGGTGCAAACCTCGTACAACAACAACCCAGTCGAAGGTGCGTCACGCGGCAAATACGCAGGCATCGGAGACCTGTGGGACGGCACCGTGTTCGCATCTCCATTGACAACTGATAACAGCGAGGCGTAATGTTATCGCTTAGCAAGAAACAACAAGCCGCGTTGCAGTCGTACGCTCGTAGCGTGCTGGCGGCTGTTGCTGCTGTTGTTGCGTCAGGCAACTGGAACGCCGAGGACATCGCCAAGGCTGCCGTGGTTGCGATACTTCCGCCCGTGTTGCGGTGGGCTAACCCTAACGATAAGGCGTTTGGCAGAACAAAGAAATCCCGATAGCACTTGCACGCTTTGGCGTGCGCTAGACTGAAGGAATGATGAAACTGTTGATTGTTGCCCTATTGGCTATGAGTCCGTGGGCACCAGAATCTCGCCGTGTCACCGTTTGCCACCAATATGCTACCGCGGTGGCATATGTCGGGTTTCCGTCTGACGAACGCAGTACGACGCTGCGCATAATGTATCGCGAATCGCGCTGCATACATACCGTGTTCAATTCGTCTGACCCGAATGGCGGCAGTATTGGTTTGATGCAAATAAATATGTTTTGGTGCAAACCATCCAAATATTTTCAGGATGGCTGGCTGCAAACCCAAGGTCTTGTTGAGTCGTGTGACGAGTTGTATAATCCTTTGACGAATCTGAAAGCCGCCAAGGCTATTTATGATTATAGTTTGGATAGGAACGGCAACGGCTGGCAGCCGTGGGGTTTATGAACATTCAAGAATTGTTGTACGAGAAAGAGTGGCGTTTGTGTCGCGGCACGGACGATGCGACGATTGACGAGCAGTTGGCGGCATTCCAACATTTTTGTGCCGAATACTGGTGCATCAAGCATCCGTCCAAGGGGCGAATCAAATTCGTGTTGCGTCCCGCGCAAATAGAAACCGTCAGAACTTGGATGTCGGAACGGTACACCGTCGTGCTGAAGGCACGCCAAATCGGGTTTTCCACTTTGGCGGCAGCATACGCATTTTGGATGACATATTTTTTTCAGGACCGTTTCGTGATTATGTTGTCGCGCACCGAACGCGAAGCGATGAAGTTGTTGTCCAAATCCAAGTATGGCTACAAGTTTTTGCCGTTTTGGATGCGCGAGAAAGGTCCGAAGCAGACGACGGACCACCAGTTGAAGATGGTGTTTGAGAACGAGTCGGCGATTGAGTCGTTGCCGTCGGGGTCGGACCCCGCACGCGGCGAGTCTGTCTATGCCGTGTTTGTGGACGAGTGGGCGTTCTTGCCGAACCCCGAAGAAGCGTGGGCTTCTATTGAGCCGATTGCGGATGTCGGTGGGCGTGTGATGGGACTCAGCACTGCGAACGGGTCGGGCAATTTTTTTCACCAGTTGTGGGTCGGCTCCCAGACAGGAGCCAACAAGTTTGCTGGCATTTTTTATCCGTGGAACGCCGACGGTGAACGCAAGGACGACTGGTACGAGGACAAGGCGCGGAATATGGCGCAGTGGCAACTCCACCAAGAGTATCCGCGCAGCCCCGAAGAGGCGTTCATCAAATCGGGCAACCCCGTGTTTGATACCGAGATGCTGGCACAATTAGACATAATTGAACCTGATGTCGGCTACTATTACGAGTATGCGGACGGTTCAACGGCGTTTATACCGTCCGCTGACGGCGAGTTGTCCATTTGGGAAGGACCAGACCCCGAGGCTGTTTATGTGATTGGGGGCGATGTCGCCGAAGGTCTCCAACACGGCGATTATAGTTCCGCCCACATAATTGACGCGCGAAACGGTCGTGTTGTCGCCCACTGGCACGGACATATTGAACCCGACTTGTTTGGGGAAGAGTTGGCTACCTTGGGTTGGTGGTACAACGGTGCGTTGTTGGGAATTGAAAATAACAACCACGGTTTGACCAGCCTGAAAGCCGCCCAGCGCGTCGGCTACAGGAATCTGTATCGGACACGCAAATTGGGAAGTATTCGTGCTGAGGCTACTGAACAGTTGGGTTGGCGTACCACGACGACTTCCAAGCCGTTGATGATTGACGAGTTGGTTGCCGCCGTACGCAACGGCGACATTGAGGTGTTTTGTGACAAGACTATTGCCGAGTTGCGGACTTTCGTCCGCAAACCTAACGGGCGTATGGTCGGCAGCCCGTATGATGACCGAACCATCAGTTTGGCTATCGGCAATCAGATGTTGAAATATGTCTGGTTGCCCGAGTATCAGAATCCTCAGGCGGTGCCGAAAAACAGTTTGATGTGGTGGGAATCCCAGATTGTTGGGCAGCAAACATTGGGGAAAACTCCGATTGGTGCGCATAATATTCGTAATCATCGCAGAATTTGACCCGACGGGGAACAAAGCACCCATAATTGTATGAATCTGGTGTGCCAACAGTGTTCCAAACAGTTTGAGGTGGAAGAAATGCCGCTTCGTGGACCTGTTTGCTTCAAGTGCCACATCAAAACCATTCGTTTGGGCTTTACCCAAGGCAGGGACGAGTTTCACGGTCCGACCATCAGGGAAAGGCAGCAACAAATTGTGAATGACGCAAAAATCAACGGTTATAATGCCGAACCTGTCGGGACTCGCTGGGTTTGATGTATGGACCCCATATGGATTCCCGTTGTCGTCGCGATTATTTCGGGTCCGTTAGTGGTGGTTGTTCAGAGACTTCGGAAAGAAAACACGGAACAGCACGCCGAGGGGCGTGCCTTGTTGGAGCGTGTCGCAGACAAGGTGGATTCTGTGGGACAAAAGTTGGATGAACATATCGGATGGCACAAAGGTAGGGGCAAATAGTGGCACGCAAATCCAATAGTGAACGGCTTGCTAGTTACCGCAAGCGTCTGGACACCTCTAAGCGTTGGCGCAAAGAAGAGGGCTATGACCAGATTTGGAAGCGGATGAGCGACTTATATCGTGGTCGCCATTATGAATATTACAGTGAATCTGACCGTTTGCTGGTCAATATTTGTTTTTCAACGGTCAATGTGATTGTGCCTGCGGTGTCGGTGAATTATCCGAAAATTACGGTGAATGCCACGAAGCCCGAGCAGGCTGCGCAGGCGGTCATCGCCGAGGCTGTGGTGAACTATTGGTGGCGGCAACAGAACATCAAGGAAGAACTGAAGGCTGCCGTCAAAGATATGGTCATCTTTGGTCACGGTTGGGTCAAGGTCGGCTACAGATATGTTGAGGAAGAAGTCGGGTTGGATGGGGAGGACGACTCCGAGCAGAACCCCGACAATGTGGTGACTCCGCACACCGTCGTTCTGGAGGATGCCCCGTTTGCCGAGCGGGTGTCTTGTTACGATGTGTTCGTAGACCCAGATGCGACTTCTGTCAAGGATATGCGCTGGATTGCGCAGCGTGTCCGCCGTCCGCTATCCGAGGTTCGTAGCGACAAACGGTACAATAAGGCTGCCCGCGAAGCGGTGTCTGCTATGGCGGTCAGCCGCTACGCGGATGACCCGTCTGTCCGCAAGATTCGTGACAAAGAACAAGGGTTTGCGGAAATTTGGGAGTTTTACGACATCAAGAGCCGTACGATGTCGGTGTTTGCGGAGGGCGGAGACGGATTCCTTGTGAAGCCGATGCAGATGCCGTATGCGTTCGGGCATCCGTTTGTTATGTTGCGGGATTATGATGTCCCCGACCAGTTTTATCCGTTGGGCGAACTAGAGGCTATTGAGCCGTTGCAGAAAGAACTCAACGAGACCCGCACCCAGATGATGAACCACCGCAAACGGTTTGCGCGCAAATGGTTGTACAAAGAGTCGGCATTTGACCAGTTGGGTCGCACCGCGTTGGAATCCGAGGACGACAATGTGATGGTTCCCGTGGTCGGTGACGACGCTTTGGGGAATGTCATCGCCCCAATGCCCGCCGTGGTCAGTCCGTCGGATTTCTATAATCAATCCAATTTGATTACGGCTGACATTGACCGTGTTTCGGGTGTTTCGGAGTTTATGCGTGGCGGCGTATCGGAGATTCGCCGCACCGCCACCGAGTCGGCACTTCTTCAGGATGCCGCCAATGCTCGCACCGCAGACAAGTTGGCTACGGTTGAGCGGGCTATGGCTGAGGTCGGTCGCCGCTTGTTGAAGTTGGCTCAACAGTTTATGACGGGCGAACAAGTTGCCCGCATAATTTCCAAGAACGGGGACCCCGTTTGGGTCAAATATGACCGCGACTATTTGGCTGGCGACTTTGACTTTGAGGTGGTCGGCGGTTCCACCCAGCCCGTGAACGAGTCGTTCCGCCGCCAGACCGCTCTTCAGATTGTGGATGCGATGAGTCCGTTTGCGGCTGCTGGAGTGGTGGATATGGCGAAACTGGCTGCGTATGTGTTGCAGTTCGGTTTCGGTGTCAAGTCACCCGAACAGTTTATGCAGTCTGCCCCGCCCCCTCAACCACCCGTGGGGCAGGCTGCTGAACTGGGTATGGGCGGTGGGGTTCCGATTCCGCCCGCGATGAATCCGACCGTCCCTCAGCAGGCTGAGGCGGGTATGGCAGGTTTTGAGCAGGGGATGACCTCTTAGGGAACAGCCTAGTTCTATGGTAGAGCAACCATTTAGGACTCGGGAGAAATAGAATGAGCGATGAAATCGCAACGCAGTCAAATGTGGACACCCAAGCGGGTGCAACCGAAGTAGCAGAGACAGCGAGTACAAGCGCAGAAACACCTGTTCTGCCGATTGACCAGTACGCCAATTATGTCGTACCAGTCAAGGTGGACGGGGAGGAACTCCAAGTTCCGCTTTCTGAGGCGTTGAGCGGTTATCAGCGGCAGGCTGATTATACGCGCAAAACGCAGGAATTGAGTGAGC